AATATTCACTATTGAAGTCATCAGCCTCGTCTGGTCGATATAGTGCATCATTGCTGTATTGTGCACAAGTGCTGCATAAGTCCAGAAACTCCCCAGTGATCTTGTCTTTCCTAGATAGCTCGTGATTCTCTAGAATGATATTACATGCCTTACAACGCATCAGTGTAGCTCCTGCCGTGAAAATAAGTCGTTATGTATTGCCTGCACTTCAGACAGTGGTCGGTTCTCTAGGTCTCGTGTCATGTGATCCGCTGCCATTGCCAGCAGTTCCTGCACACTGCACACGTTCAGCTTGTAGTCCACCAGATCGCGTATCATACGGTCTATAGGGTCTAGTTCATTAGGGTCTGTCACGTCTACATCGTAGCTATATGAATCGCTCATGCTACTAATCTCCTAATATGGTTGGATCTTAAAAATTCCATTTGCTCTCCTATTTCTATAATATCAGAATATGTAATATCACACCAAGAACAGTTTATAAGTTCCACAGTCATTCCTTGTTCTTCAAAGAGCTCACTATTGCTAGAGAAAAACATAACGCCACCGTCACCGTCTGTGTACAAGCAGCTAACACGGGTATAAGCATATCCTTCTGTTTTGTCTTCTATGTCTAATTCTTGCCATGTTATATCACGGCTGTAATACCTATAGTCCGGTTCCCAAGTTCTAATCCATCTGTAGTATTCGTTAATATCCTTAAAATTATGATCGCTTATTTTGTTTAGTATTTCTTCTTCTGTTAATTCTTGTCTACTCATTTGATAACCTCCGTCAGTCCATGCCAATCGTTTATGGCAAAAGTGATTTCTTTGTTATGCGGTATGTACCATGACCTCAAGCCAAGGTGCACACCAGTATACGAGCGTCCTCTTGTCAGGCCGTAACGTCGCTTGTATTTTCTCAGTCTATAGATCATTGCTTTGCTTCCTTTTGCTGTCGTTAGTTTTCCCTAGGTAACACGAGGCGCACACTAGCGCCCCCTTAACGTACACCATAGAGTGTTTGTTGTATTCCTGCCCGCACTTGCTGCACTTTGCTTTCATAGCTCTATGACTCGCTCTATATCATAGACAATTTTTGATAGCCTGTTTGCACGTTCTAGCAAAGACTGTGCAAGCAGTACGGCTTCTTCTTCGCTATACGATGCCAAGGTCAACTCTACAGTAACACCGTAATCCTTTAGCTCAGGATCGTGTAGATCATCCTGTTGTGCCTCTATTGCCCTTGTGTCATTGGTTACCCTTAGCGAGTCCATATGATCCGCTACACTCTGCCCGCCAATGCTCATTCCTAGTTGCTCAAATAAATCCATAGTTTATTGCTCCTCTTTTATGTATTCTTCAGCGTAATCAGATAGACACCTATCGTCATCTAAAGCGTTTCCCGCCATGTATTCTTCAGCGTAGTCTGCTTCACATCTGTCTTCATCTTCTCGGTCTTTCATGATGATACTCCAAGTAATAGCGCCCACGTTAGGTAAACGCCTAGAATAATTGTAATGGCTGCTGTTGTTTTGTTCAAAAGCGCAAAAACCAGGTTTTCGTGCTGTTGTTGTTCGCGCTCTTCTCTACGCGATAGTGTGTGGTCTGTCTTCATAGCTGTTGGCTCCATTGTTGTGCTATGGCATCTGCGATGCCTTGGAATGTCTTGCTTCTAATCTTCCAACGATCCTTAGACGGTGGCAGATAGTGCAATCTCTGTTGTTCACGCTTTGGCAGTGCGTCAAACATTGCTTTCACGTTGTCGGTTTCTTCTAACTTTGGCAATCCATGTAGCCAGAGTCCGGTTTTCTTTGACTCAGGGTGACCAAACTGCCATGGCTGCACATACTGCGTTGGTTTGAATGGTAGAACGCCGACGGGGTTTTCCATCGCTACCCTGTCACACACGCTTGTGGCTAGATTCCATAGGCTTGTAGTCCAATCTATAGCCTCCAAGCGTTGGTCATGCTTGGGCATTCCTTTGCCGTACCATGCGTTCCCTGAGACTGCTAGAGCAGTGCAAGGTGGGTGCATGATGATTAAGTCCCAAGTCTGCCCTTTGATAGCCGCCACACAGTCACCTTGGATGTGATAAGGGCTGTTATCGTCAGCGGGCAGCATGTCGTTAGACCATGCTTCATGCCCAAGTTTCCTGAATGCTTCGCGGATTGTGCCGCTAGACTCGCAAGCTACCAATACTTTCATCGTTTCTCGTCCTGTTTTGTAAATCCATACTCCGCAAGCCTACCAAATAACAAATCATCCAGCAAGTCTTTCTCTGACTTGTTTTTCTGTCTGTTCATGCTGATTGTTTCAGCGTGTGCGATCTGTAGGCGCACTGGTGGCTCCGTGTCTATGCGGACGTTAAAGAATGCTTGCGCCGTCACCACCGTTGTGATGGTCGCTAGGTCGCCCTGCTTATTTGTTAGTGTTCGCATGCTGTTATGCCTCCGTTGCATGTATGTCGAATTGCTTGTGTATCAGTTTCAAGTCAAGCCTGCCATATTCACTGACAGTCAAAAACCCAGCGTTATAGATACGCTCCAAACTACGCTCTAAACGTGCAAGCTCTTGGATTGTGTTTGCCTTGTTTAAGCGTTGCAATGCTGCTTTGTATTCCTCTGTCATGGCTAGGCTACCTCCATCTCATCACGCACTAGGTCGCGTAGGTCATCAATTAACTCCACGTTCAGAGCTTCCAAGTCATCCCGTGACACTGTTTTAACCATGTGTCGCTGCACTGTCCTAGGTGAACAGTCTTCCTCGTGTGCTACAAACTCACAAAAGGAAGTGATTGCAAAAGCTCTCAGTGCTTTGTCGCTGTTGTAGATGTCTCGCACCTTCTCGCAGTTGTATTGATAGTGGCCAGCGCCAAGATATGATCCATCAATCCAGCAACGGAAAAACCGGCGGTACCATGTATTATGGTCGGTCATTGATTCTTTGATTTCGTTTTCTGTTGGTAATTCTCGCATTGTCGTTTCCTTCTTTGTTGTTGTTGTGATTGGCTAAATGCTGCCACTGATGGCCCCTGAATGCAAGGGCCATCTATAGAGCACTATGCTGTCAATTCTGGCATCAGTTCCGCTAGGGTCTCTAATGCTGCTTTTTTGGTGTACGCCCATCTGATCAAACGCTTCCCTGTGTTTCTGTCTGTGACGTTCCACGCATTGCCACCGCTGCTCCAAACGTGCAAGTGCTCTGCACCTTTGACTACCCACTCTGCTGGGGCATTGCCAAAGCCGTTGCCCATCCAATGAGCATCTGTTTTTTTGATTAGTTTAATTTTAGTAATTAACATTGTCGTTCTCGTCGTTGTTTTACGTAGTGTAATCACTGGAGCCTACTGGTGTCAATAGGCTCGCATGATGCACTAGGCTTAGGTTACTCTTCGTCTTCGTATGTTTCCTGAATGAACGTCACATCAAAGCTTGCTTCCCAGTCAATCAAATCTAGTGAACCATCCCAGCCTTTTTCTCTAAGGGCATCGTGGAGGATGTTTTCGATTGTCTGTTTCACTTTGTCGCCCATGAATGCTTGAAACTCTTTGTCCGTTGAATGAATGATTGCTTGCTCTACTGTCTGTGTCGCCATTGTCTTTCCTCGTTTCGTTTAATGTGAAGCCATAATGCCGGAGCACTAACACAATGTAAATACCTGGGCTTAGATCATTTTGTTATATGCATTGGTGTTCTTATGTCTACTTTAGAGAACCTTAGCGCCTACTATATAGGTACACACTCTTTAGCATTCTTAAGCGCCCCTAAGTCTAACCGTTAGGCTAAGTCCTCTCAGGTAGACTTAAGTTAACTGTTGTACTCTGTGGTGCGCCTAAGTCTAACTGTTGGGCTAAGGTGGGCTAACAGATTGGGTACGGGGAGGGGCTGTGGCTGCGTATGATTATTGTAGTAGGCACTCAAGTACTCAAAAGTAGAATTTAGAAAACAACAGTAAATTATTAAAAAAGTAAGCATTTACTAACCTGTGTAACCCCTTGTTAACAAAAGAAAACTTAAAACTTTGACTCAGTCAAGAAAATAACAGTAAAAAGTACTTGACAAATGCTAAAAAGTATGCTATAATAAATAGGTATCTTAAAGAATGTTAAGGTAAATACATTATGGATAATCAAGATGATCCTCCTAAGCAGCAAGCTGCGCACAACGGAGTTGTTAAGCGTAAGCGAGGTAGACCTAGGAAGGGTGAGATAGTTGAGAAGACTACTGGCTCTAGAGGTAAGGTAGGTAGACCTAAAGGTGATGCTTCAATTATCAATGAGTACAAGGCTAGGATGTTAGCTTCTCCTAAGTCCCGTAGAGTGTTAGACAGTATATTTGATGCAGCACTTAATGATGACCATAAGAATCAAGCAGCAGCTTGGAAACTAGTCATGGACAGGATGTTACCCTTAAGTTACTTTGAGAAGGATAGTGCTGGTGGTAGACAGTCTGTACAAATTACTATCTCAGGTGTCCCTACTACCGTCTCATCACAGAATAATGACAACTCCAATGACCCTATTGAAGGAGAATACACCAACAATGACGTTTAAGTATTTCAGTAGGGATGAGTTTGCTTGTCAAGCGACAGGTGAGAATGAGATAGAGGATGAGTTAATATATGCCTTGGATGAACTTAGAGAGCACTGTGGTTTTCCTTTTGTTATCACAAGTGGCTATAGATCACCTGACCATCCTATTGAGCTAGGTAAACAAAAACCAGGTACACATGCACAAGGCATAGCAGCGGACATAGCTGTGTCTTCAGGTTTACAAAGGTACACTATAGTAAAGAATGCTGTTAAGTTAGGCTTTACTGGTATTGGTGTTGCTGGAGGTTTTGTGCATGTGGACATTAGAGCTACTGATACCCCTGTAATGTGGACGTATAGTTAGTGCTTACTAACAAAGAATACAAGAAGACTTTAGCACAACAAGAGGATCTAAACTGGGACGGAGATCCTGATTTGGATGCTGAGTATGAGTGTGAAGAAGAAAAAGACCTTGATGAGTTAGTAGTTAAGTATTTCTATGACTGATCTTAACATACAACTACTGGATTGGCAGCAACAAGTATGGGAAGACCCTACTAGATTTAAGATTGTAGCTGCTGGTAGACGTACAGGTAAGTCCAGACTAGCAGCATGGATGTTGATTGTAAATGCTCTACAGGCAGACAGAGGCCATGTGTTCTATGTAGCTCCAACACAAGGACAGGCCAGAGACATTATGTGGCAAACACTATTGGAGTTGGCGCACCCTGTTGTATCTAACGCACACATAAACAACCTACAGATTAAACTGGTCAACGGTGCAACCATCAGCCTCAAGGGTGCCGACAGACCAGAGACTATGCGTGGTGTGTCACTAAAGTTCCTAGTGATGGACGAGTACGCTGACATGAAACCAGAAGTCTTTGAGCAGATCCTTAGACCTGCCTTGGCTGACCAAAAAGGTGCTGCACTGTTCATTGGTACACCTATGGGGCGTAATCACTTCTACGACCTGTACAAGTACGCAGAGCTAGAGGACGATGAGTCCTATACTGCATGGCACTTTACAAGTTATGACAATGAGTTGTTAGACCCAGACGAGATTGACCTAGCTAAGAAGTCTATGTCATCCTACGCATTCCGTCAAGAGTTTATGGCATCATTTGAAGCTAGAGGCTCAGAGATGTTTAAGGAGGATTGGGTTAAGTTTGGTGAAACTCCAGAGATAGGTGACTACTACATAAGCATTGACTTAGCTGGCTTTGAGGACGTAAGTAAGAAGAGAACTAAAAACTCTAAGCTGGATGAATCAGCTATTGCTGTTGTAAAAGTAAATGAGAATGGCTGGCATCTAGAGAACATCATATACGGTAGGTGGGACTTAGCGGAGACAGCTAGAAAGATCTTTGAGGCTGTTAGAGACTACAGGCCCATTAGTGTAGGCATAGAGCGTGGTATATCCAAGCAAGCTGTTATGTCTCCCCTAATGGACTTGATGAAGCAGCGTGGTAGATTCTTTGTTGTAGAAGAACTAACACATGGCAACAGAAAGAAAACAGACAGAATTATGTGGGCCTTACAGGGTAGATTTGAGAATGGTCAGATTACTCTAGGGCAAGGTGAGTGGAACAGTAGATTCATGGATCAGTTATTCCAGTTCCCTGACCCGTTAACACATGATGACCTTGTGGATGCCTTTGCGTACACAGACCAACTAGCTAAAGTAGCTTACAGTTATGACTTTGAGATTGATGATCTTGAGGTTTTAGACGCAGTAACAGGATATTAACATGCCCAAGAAAGGATTATACAGTAACATTCATGCTAAACGTAAGCGTATTAAGGCCGGTAGCGGTGAAACGATGCGTAAAGCCGGTAGTAAAGGCGCTCCTACCGCTAAATCGTTCAAGCAAGCAGCCAAAACAGCCCGAAATAGAAAATTACGAAGGGGCCGGTAATGGATTACGGTGACAATGACGTTCTGTCGAGCGACGAACACCTAGAAAACTGGGTAATGGCTAAGTGTGACTCGTGGAGAGATCACTATGAGTCCAATTATGCAGAAAGATTTGAAGAATTCTACCGTTTATGGCGTGGAATCTGGGCAGCAGAGGACATGGAGCGCAAAAGTGAGCGTTCACGTATCATTTCACCTGCATTACAGCAGGCTGTAGAGTCCAGTGTAGCTGAGATTGAGGAAGCAACCTTCGGTCGTGGTAAGTATTTTGACATTACCGACGATCTTGGGGACGCAGAGGCTCAGGACGTTGTATATCTACGTAATAAGCTGCATGAAGACTTTGAGAAGACTCAGATACGCAAGCAAGTAGGTGAATGTCTAATCAACAGTGCTGTATTTGGTACTGGTGTAGCTGAAGTAGTGCTAGAGGAAGTCAAAGAGATGGCTCCTGCTACACAGCCTATTATGGACGGACAGCTACAGGCAGTAGGTGTTAACGTCACAGACCGTACAGTAGTTAAGCTACGCCCTGTACTACCGCAGAACTTCCTGATTGACCCAGTAGCTACATCTATTGCAGACGCTATAGGCGTTGCTGTGGATGAGTTTGTGCCACGACACAAGGTGCAACAACTACAGGAAGAAGGTGTCTACAGGAGCGTGTACGTAGGTCAGGCGGCTAGTGACTATGACCTAGAGCCAGACCAAGACCTTACAAGCTACGACGAGGACAAAGTACGCCTAACAAAGTACTACGGACTTGTACCTCGCTACCTACTAGAGGTAGGAGAAAAAGAAGCAATGCTTGATGACGATGAAGACATTGCTGATATTGAAGTAGAGGAAACAGAGTCAGATGAAGATGCCAG